TACCAATGAGAATTTCTACGACAAAATCAGAGGTCAAAGACTTGTCAAAGGGTATGGTACACCACAATCTAGGGAGATGGCTACGTAATGCCTGCAGCAAACCAAGCTAATGAATCATATCAACAGTCTAAAGCATTAGCTGATAAGGGTGTTTATGTGACACCTTCTGGACATACAATTAAGAGCACCGCAGATGGTTTGGTATCAATCAACGGTAGAGGACCTGGCGATAAACGTGTCTATTATAGTCCAGAAGAGGATTACTACTACACAAAGAGTGGTGGTGAATGGGGAGATTTAAGTGGCGGACCTAAGTATGTAAGAATTGAACTAGGTACACGTAAAGATAAAAGATTGAGGATAGATTATCCACAAGACGGTGAATTATATCCTGATTACAATCCTATCCTAGAAGAAAGAACTACAATCAGTCCTACTGGTGTTGTTCAAGTACCACTAGCACCTAATAATGTTTCTATCAGATATCCTTCCGACATGTTGGTTAGTGAAGGAGAAGATTATGTAATGTTTGATTTTTATGATTACAAACCACCATTTCAAGATAAAATTATTCAATCTGGAAATTCTGTTAATCAAACTCTTAATCAATATAATGCTACTGGATTTGCTGCTGAATTTTTTAAAGACAAGGCATATCCACAAATCATTATGTACATGCCACAGGATATTCAAGATGCATTCAGTGCAAAGTGGGAAGGTAAGAAGTTTGGTAATATAACCGCTGGAATACTAGCATCTGCTGGTCGTGACGGTGCGGTAAAGAAAATAAAAAATCTTACTAAGACTGCTGGTTCTACTTTAGATAAAGCAGGTGTAAATGCAGCTGCAACACTTGTTAGTGCTCTTGCTGAAAAAATAACAGGAGATCAGATTAGTGCTGGTGATTTGTTTGGTGGTATCTCAGGAGTTGCAAGAAACCCTAACGTAGAAGTTCTGTTTCAGAGTATGGAACTAAGAACTTTTGATCTTACATTTAAGATGGTACCATATAGTAGGACAGATGTTGACTCAATGGAGGCTATTCATAAAGTATTCAAACAAGCAATGTTACCTCAGTATAAACTAGCAGAGGGAACTAAAGTTTTTGGACAGAAAAATAACGCATTGCAAGCTGGATTTATTCAAGTTCCAAAGGTATGTGCTGTTAACTTTATGAAAGGTTCTAAAAATAACAAACATCTTCCTAGATATAAGATGTGTGCTATCACAGATGTTAATCTAAACTATACTCCTGACAATGTTTATGCAGCATTTGATACCAGTTCTGGAGGTGGTCCTGTAGCAACAGAATTAAAAATTAGTTTTATGGAAACAAAACTTGTATTCTCAGAAGACGTTCAAGAGAGAGGTTTCTAATGTATTTTTCTTTACTACCAAACATAGAATACGATGAGAAACCAATCAGTTATCCTTTCTCAGAGTCAGACTTTGTAACTGCAAAAAATTTCTTTCGTAGATACAAATTAAACGATGATATATTTTCATACGCTGTGTACTTTAGTAAGTATGCAATTGAAGATGGAGAACGTCCTGATATGTTAGCAAAGAAAGCATATGGGGATCCATTCTATGACTGGGTAATTCTGTTAACAAATAACATGGTCAATGCACAGTATGATTGGCCAATGACTAATACAGAAGTAAATAAAGTATTAGAGTCAGAATATAGTAATGCTTACACTGAGATTGCTTATTATGAGACCATAAAGATTGGTCAGTATGCTGCAGGACTACGTGTTGATGAAGCATTCTTCAATGCACAACACAAGATAAACAATGATGGAACTATATCCATAGTAAATGGAAGTGCCATCTGTGGTCCTGTAACTGTTGCTGAGGATTTTTATAGAGAGAATGAGAAGAAGAGAGAAATATATTTACTTAAACCTGCTTTCTTCCAGTCATTTGTAGATGACTTTAGGAAAAAGAATTTATACAAAAAAGACGCCAACTATATTAGTCAGCGTCTTAAAAAAACTGGTTGACTTTTTTAGCAAAAAATTTGCTGAAAAATTTTTTCCAGATTTATGGAATTACCAATCGTCTTTTGGACAAGCATCAGGATTTTCTTGTATAAACTGATGCACATAACCATGAACATCAACTTCATATGAATGGTGTGCTCTGGTATGAATAGTTTGAATAAGAATCAGCATACCTACAGTCAATAAATTGAACTGAGTTACTGGATGATTTAATACCTTGAGGTATTTTCTTACCATTGTTTAGGATGAGTAACGACATCTCCATGGTCAACATCAATGTGACCTTCTACAATTTTTACTTTGTAGATAGTATTCTGTGCAGTCTTTCTTGCGAAGTGCAAATCAATACGTTTCTTGACATAGTATAGGATAATCAATACGATTAGGAATTGAATACCCTCACCCCATGACATGTTCCATGCATCATTAAGATTCAAGGAGGCGGCTGCCAGAAGATCTGGCACCGCTAACATTTCTGCTCCCATTAGTCCTCTTCAGCAAGTTTAGCGAAGTAGGAAAGAGCATCGTCATCATCAACAACTGCGTCCTGTTTTACAGGAGATACTACTGGTTCATTAAAACTATCAGCAGCGTGATCGTAACCACGACCTGTGCTCACTTCTTCAAAAGACTCATCAGGACGAGGAGCAGGACGTGAACCAATGCCAAGGACAAGGTTCAACCTCTTCTCAAGGTCTTCGTATGACTTGAACTGATCCTTAGAAGTGAATGCCTCTAGTGAGTATTCTTTCTTCCAGACCGTTTCAAGTTCATCATCATCTGCACTAAGAGCAGACACACTATCAAACTCAGAGCTGTCATAGTTCCAGTAACCTGCAACTTTTTTAATCTTCAACTTGAAGTTAGCACCTTCCCAAAGATCAAAGACATTGACAGGAGTCTCGTCTTGGAACTCAGGTTGCATGGCAGCAAGGATCTTGTCATGGATCTTCTTACCATACTTGTAAAGGAATACTTTACCTTCGTTTTCAGGATGCTTAGGATCCTTCACAACATAGATGTTGCTGTAGTAAGAGAGCTTACGCTTCTGCTTACGTGCAGTTTCTTTATCTTCATCAGCACCGCTGTTCCAGAGACGGCGGTTGACTTCACCGACGGGATCTTTCTCGCCAAGTGTAGTCAAAGAATTTTCAATGTACCAACCACCAACACCTTGGAAGGCATGGGAGTACACTTTTGCCCACGGAATAGTTTCACCTTCTGTGGCAGGAAGGAATCTGATAACAGCATAGCCGTTACCTGCAGCGTCAACCTCTGGTTTCCAGAACCTTTCATCAACGTTCTTACCGCTGGATGATTTTTCTAGTTCCTTTTGAAGGAATGAAAAATTGTTCTGTGATTTACGCTTAAGATCTGCGAATGACATTTAGATTACCTCGGATTAATTTGGATTTGGTTTTAGTGCCCTATCACATGTTCATAATAACAGGCAGAAGGACGGGCGTCAACCCCCTGCCTCTAATTGTTGTTTCATATTTGCTACCTTCTGTAGTAGCTCATCAAACATTGATTCAATAGTAGTGTCAGGTGTAGCACCTAACATGATAACCCCTTGCCTCATTGTCTCAATGACTGACTTAGCTTCGGGATCTCCACTCAGTTTAGCACGAGCGTAGAAAATTTTCTGTTTGTCTATTAATTTTTCTAATGCTTCAAAATAATCTCTCTTTCTATCTGTATCAAGAAGGACAAAGTTCATAGCAGATCTGAAACAGAACTGCTGTAGCTCTAACATCTCTTGGATGTCACCTTTAACTATATCGGATTTGAAAAAACTCATACTAGCATCAACTTGGCACGACTGGTCTTTTTCATGAAGTTTAATTCCTGTGCTTCATGTCTCAATTTTTCTTTCAGCGGTTTGCTGATCAATTTATTTACACTATCTAATTCAATTTCATTCATCTCACAATAGTGGATCACTGAATCAATGTAATTCATTTCTGGATTGTGGTGTGCAATCTTCTCCACCTCCTGCGAGAATTTCGCAGATGTCATAAATCTATCCTCTAATAATTGTTTCTTGTCCATAGCGTTCTTGATACTCCGAGATGTAGCTCATCAATCTGATGAAATATTCTTTCTTAGGAGGAAGCACTACAACTTGAGTCTCTCCGTTTTCACAAGCAACAATCGTGACGAGTTGTTTAACACTCATCCCGTAGTTTTCTTGTAACATACATGCGTATGCTGTTTCCTGAACGAAGTAGTCGTATAAGTATTCTTCACGCTTAGGATGTTCTGCTGTCTTGAAATCAATAATGGACAACACACCATCAAACTCAGCGATACAATCAACGCGCCCTGCCAATTCTAAATGCTTAGAGTAGAGCGCAGCTTCCTGTAAGTAAATATTATTTATACGGTCTAAAGTATCCTTACTATGATGGAACATGAGCACAGGAAGTGGGTACTTCTTGTACTTTTTTAGGTCTAATTTGTTGTTAAAATAATCCTCTGCAATAGAGTGATACTTTGTGCCACGACCTGTAGCACGAGTGGATTTAGCGTTGGCTTTCTCTTCACCAACACGAGCACGCCACTTGGCAATGCTTGCTTTCTTTTTAGCGTTGTTACTAATCACCGTAGTGACAGATGGAAACTTATATCCTTCAGGTGTTAGGTACATTCTTTTACCATTCACCATCTCAGCGGACATTTCTATAGGATCTACGCCACTTAGGTGATTAAACAACTTCATAGTCCCAGATTAAGTTTGTTGATAAGATAGGACTTAACAAGACCAGAACGAACGATGTCATCAATACCAAATTCTACCAACGAAAACTCTTCCATGTTCTGAAGGATACGTTGGAAGTCAATGATACCTGTACGCTCACTAATCTTTTGTAGATCAGTTTGTGCAGCATCACCACAGAAAATGATCTTACTGTCTTGTCCTACACGAGTGATAATACTATCTAACTCGTGGAAGTTCAAGTTCTGTGCCTCATCAATAATAACAATAGCATTATCTAATGTAGTTCCACGAATGAAACTGGTAGACCAGAATGAAATAGTTTCTTGTGCCTTAAGATTATCATACAACATTTCATATGAATTGTCATCAGGCATTTCAAACATGGATTGAACCATGTTCTTATATGGGATTTGATACAGAGAAGATTTATCCTCATGGTCACCAGGTAGGAAACCAATCTCTCTAGTAGATACTAGAGAACGAACGATGTAGATCTTTTCATATGGTGAGTAGTCATCCAATACTTCCTTGAGTGCCTTGTACAGAGCTACGAATGTCTTACCTGTACCTGCTACACCATAGGCATAGATCATCTTACCCTC